GCCGACCTCCGCTGGCAAGCCAGGACGCTGACAGTGAGCGCGACGGGGGGCCGGCGGTTCAGGAAGAATCCCTTCGACTTCGAGCTCGTCATCCACCCGCCCGACAAACGGATCCGCGACAGCGACAACTACATTCAGCACGTCCTGAAGCCGGTGAAGGACGGCATCGCCGACGCACTGAGGTTGGAGGATGACAGCGATGCCCGGATTGGTTGGAGCATCCGACTCGGAGAGCCGACGGGGAAGCGGTATTGGCGGTACGTCATCACGCTGAAGGAGCGCGAGGCATGATTGCCTGGACCACATGTGAGACGTGCGGCTTTCGCTGGTTCTCGGACCCGCCGATTGGTTGCCCGCTCTGCAATCCAGCGGATCCCATCATGCACAACCATGGTGGCCGTCGCAGGGATCGATGGTGGCTTCCCTGGGAGTCGAATCATCGATGAATCCGCTGTGGCCTGAGCGGGTCTTCAGCGGTCCCGAGATGGTCGACCGGGGGACATGCGATTATTCTTGTCAGCCCGGCCGGGTCAACGCTGTTAGGCTCAAGCTTTACAAGGCCGCCGGCCATGGATACTCGACGGCCTATGATCCGGAGCGGGAGATCATGTCGGTCTACTTCCCTGCCCGCTCCGTACCCAAGCGGGTCCTACGGGCCGCGTCGGACGGGGAAGTCGGCGGCCTGATCCGTGAGCTCTACCAGGCCATGACCACGGCAGTGATGAAGGGGGCATGATGAGCGGATTCTGGATCACGGTGGCGGCCATCGTCGTTGGTGTTGTCATAGCCGTTTTGCTCCTGAACGCATTCGATATCCGGTTCTAGCCTCGGGGCTCGTCCTCGGGTACTATCCCCCCATCCGGCCAACCGGGAGGACGGGATAGATGGCGACGATTCAAGATGCCGTGAAGGAAGCACTGACCGGGCCGGTGGATCCGGCATTCCTCAAGACTCCACCCGTTCCTCCGGAGGAGATGTCCGGGGTGTACCGGGAGATTTTCCTGTTCTTCGCCGCTAGCGGGACACCGATGGTTCGGCGATCTGGCACTCCCAGTCCATGTTCCCAATGCGGCGGACAGGTCATCAAGATCCAGTCTGAGGTACCTGGTGCCATCCGTTACGACGGGTGTTGTGCCAACTGTGGGAAGGATGAGTTTCATCGGGTCGGGTGGACTGACGGGAAGATCCGGGATGAGTACAGAGCCAAGAGCGGATCGCTGGAGGTGAGTCCGTGAGCACACTCCAGCTCTACGGGAAGTTTGCTGCGAACATCCTCGGTGGCGAAGCGTCCGGCGATGTGGGCATGTCGGACTACCTCACGAACGCGCTTCGGTTCACGCTCCATACGGCGACCTACGTTCCTGCCGTGGATACGGATGAGGCCTTCGCTAACGCCACAAACGAGCTCGGCACAGCGAACGGCTACACGGCCAACGGCATCGCGATCGCCGGCAAGACGGTCACGTACAACGTCTCGGGTGTGACAACGTTCGAGATGGACGACACGACGGTCACCTGGACGGCCGTGACTGGCAACTTAGTCTTTCAGCATGCCGTACTTCACGATGACACTGTGACGGTGGGTCCGCCCATCAAGCCGCTTTACGGCTACATCGACTGCGGTGCTCAAACCATCACTCCGGGCAACACGTTCGGCATCACCACTGGTGCCTCCGGACTCATCACCGCGACTGTAACGGGTGCTTGATGGCCACATATCTCGTCTACTACATGCGCCCGCATCGTACCGATTCAGCGCACAAGGACGGACGTAGGGATGCAGCAATTGTCGAGGCGGCTGACGACACCTCACTGGATGCTGCCATTGTTGCGACGACGGGAGATACCGTGCTCAGCATCGAAACGTTCGAGGTGTTGAGCGTATGACGATGAATCGCGGATTCTACACGGTGTCGTTCTTCGAGCAGACGATTGCGGCTGCCTCGGGCGACTACGATCTCTTCGAGCTCGATGCTGCCGCAGACAAGCCGATAGAAATCGTCGCAGTGTTCATAGGCAACAAGTCCGAGGTCGGTGATGCTCAGGAGGAGATGGTCTCCTATTCGATCAGTCGATTTACTGGCGGCACGTTCACCTCCGGCAACGGCACGGCGACGACGCCTGTAAAGATCGACTCGAACGATGGGGCTGCCTCCTTCGCGGCTGAGACGGTTGGCGCCACGATCGCAACGACGACAGGAACGCTTGAGCATGTGCATCAGGATACGTTCAACATCCGTACGGGGCTCCAGCTCATCTTGCCACCAGAGATGCGCCCGAAGTGCAGCGGTGCCGCGAATGAGGCCATGGTGGTGAGACTGCGAACAGCGTTGGCCGACGATGCGACGGTTTCAGGGACGCTCTATGTTGTCGAAACGTAAGCTCGCAATCATTCCGTTGGTCTTCCTGCTGTATGCATGCATGCCCGTAAGTGCCGCGCCGAAAGCGAAACCGACATGTGGCGTGGGCCATCTTCCTCCATGTCCGACTACTCCGCCGCCGACAACTACCCCACCAACGACGCCGCCTCCGACGAGCCCTCCACCCTCAACATGTGAGGGCATGCAGGTTCCGTTCAATACGACGACGGGCTACCTAAATACGGTCATCCCCGGCAACGGAGCTCAAACCTACTGCCTCGCCGCCGGCCAGTATGAGATGGGAACCGCGTCCCTGAACTTCGACTCGGGTGACGCGATCGTCGGTCAGCCGGTCACGTTTGGTCCGCTGGGCGAGGTGATTGCGCCGACGCTCATCCACGGCACGGGCGGCGCTGTCATCAAAGCGCAGTCCGGTGACATCATGCTGACCGTCGAGAACCTAGACGTTTGCTGTGCGACTGGAGCCGGCAACGCCAACGGCAACGGCATCAGCGGCAATTTTGAGATCATGGACAACCTGACAGTTCGCAACTCCCGCCTTCACGGGAACGCGTCGACGGGGATTACCGGGGTTGCAGAGGGTCTGATCGTCGAGAACTCTGAGATTGACCACAACGGCTCGGGCAGCGACAGCGTAGATGCGGGTATCAAGACCGTCCACTATGCGGTCGTGCGCGGTTCGTACTTTCACGACAACCTCAGGCGTGGCATGTGGTGGGACTGTGATGTGCCCGGTGGGATCATTGAGAATTCACGCCTCACGGGGCAGACCGGCGCAGCCATCCATGTCGAGATTAGTTCGGGGGACGAATCTCCAAGGCCACTCCCGCCTGGTGCCTCTTACGGGTTCGTGATCCGTAACAATGTCGTGGACACCAACAACACGAACAACCAGGGTGGGAACGCTGGCATACTGGTCGTCTCATCAAGAGACGTGATGATCGACGGTAACACTACGACCCATAACGGCTTGGCAGAGATAAAGACGCTCAACGACGCGCGCTCGGGTAATGGGCACGCTGGATGTGGCTCAGGCTTCACGGCTCAAAATGTGACGGTGCAGAACAACCAATACGGGCCGCTCAACATTGAGGGCTGCGAGATTGTTGGAGTGACCTGTCTAAACAACATGAAGATCCTGTGAATGGCCCTCACGATCTCCAACCGGGGCAGTTCGTGGCTAACAGCCGCTGGTAACAAGACCGTCACCTGGGTCGCCCCGACAATCGGTCACATGGTCGTGGTTGTTGCTGGGGCCTCTGGCATGACTGGCGCGGACAACATAACCCTCGCCGATAATAATCCCGATGGCCTTGGGATCTATACGGAGGTTGTGAGAGCTACCGGTGGTGGTACAGATGGTCTGCTCGTTATCTTCGTTCGTAATGCAGCTATCGGTAATGCCACCGACACCGTCTTTACTGCCACGATTACCGGCGACACGGGGGGCGGTCTTTGGGTGGGCGGTATCGCTGGAGCACTGCGAGCTGGAACATCCTTTATCAAGCAATCAATCGCCGAGAACCTTCAGACAGAGAGTCCACCCACCATCACATTCGGCTCTGCTATGCAGACTGGCAATGGCGGCATAATCGCTGTCCTCGGTGAGGATAACCCGCCGGCACTGACTGCACCGACAAACTGGCCCGAGAGCATCGATACCGGATATGCCACACCAACTACGGGTATTTGCATCAATTCCCGGAACTCTACGGCCGGGGATCAGGCCATCGCATGGAGTGCTGGCGCACTCATTGACCACTGCGAGGTTGGCGTCGAGCTAGATGCGACGGCAGCGGGAGCTGTCACGTCCCTTCCATTCCAGCGGAGAGAAGAAACCTACGTAGCAATGCGGGATAACGACATGTGGAATATGAGGGCAGGCTGGCGATGAGCTGGCGCATTCTTGCCCCTCCGATGCCTCGAAAGCGATGGATTGCCTCTAAGCCTCCAACAGGTGGCGCCACCATCACCATCGATATCCCAGGAGCGATCGTTTGGGCCGGTGAGACCGTTGGCCTGACAACGAGCATCGGCGTTATCGCTGGTGCCGTTACATGGGCGGGTCAGCCAGTTGGACTTGCCACGAAGGTCACCCCGACCGCGGGTGCCGTTACTTGGGCCGGGCAATCCGTTGGCTTGAGGACGTCTCTTGGAATCACGGCCGGGGAGATTACTTGGGCTGGGCAGGCTGTCGGACTCAAGACCTCGATCGCTGTGACAGCTGGGGCGATTACTTGGCAGGGTTCCACCGATATCAGCCTGGTGGCCGGTGGAAACGTCGTCGTCTCGGTTACCACTCCGGGTGCCATTACGTGGGCCGGCCAAGCGGTCGGCCTAAAGACCTCTCTGGCCATTACCGCTGGGGCGGTTACTTGGGTAGGGCAGGTCACCCCGCTGAAGCTCAGCTTCGCCATCATCCCTGGAGCGATTACCTGGGCCGGATCCACGGTCAGCCTGGTCCGATCCATCGTCCCGGCTGCTGGGGCAATCACCTGGGCAGGGCAAACGGTGGGGCTGAAGACGTCCATTGGGATCAGTCCCGGAGTGATCACTTGGGCCGGCCAAACGGTCATCCTCGTTGGGGCCGAACCTCCCGGAGGGCCTGTCGCCGACCCTCAGGCTGAGGATCTGGTTCTTGCGGCGGAAGCGATCCTGTTAGACCGGGGCTTGGGCTTCACATATGATTACCCTTCCATTCAGTTTGACGCAGGGCTTGAATACGACGGTGGTCCGGCCAGTGGTGGCGAAGCGATCTTGCTTGGAGTTTCCGGCGATGCGATACTCACGCCCGTAGATGCCTAAGCCCACTGGTTCGTCTCTACTGTCTAACCCAAGCCATTCCACCCTTCACAACTTCCATGTGGACGTGAGGATGTTCGACGTCACGGGCGACGGGACCAACCAGCGGGCGGCAATCCAGAGTGCGATCGGATCAAGCCGCGCTCTCTACTTCCCCAATGGCACCTACGGCATCGGCGGTGGGGGCACAGGCCAGGACGGCCTCATCTTCGACGGCCTGAGTAACGTCGACCTCGTCTTCGAGGGTGGGGCGACGCTTAAGAAGCTAACGGTGAGCTCACCAGACCAGCAGCGGATCGCTACCTTCACCAACTGCACCGACGTCCGCATCAACGGCGCAACCATCGACTTCAATAACATCGAGCGGTACGGTGGGCTGAACTTCGGTGGCTGCAACCGTGTATGGATTCAGGATTGCTACTTCTACGACTCGAACCTCAACGCTTCGTGGTCCTCGTACGACCACTACGCCATCGTAGTCCAGACCTCTACCGATGTCTGGATCGAGCGCAATCGTAGTAAGGACATCGAGTTTCTGGAGGCCGACAACAACTATCGGGTCTACTGTCGGGATAACATCATTGAGGGTGCCGCAGGGACGGCGGCAATCTCCTGGTTCGCGGTCGCAAATGGATACTACGCTTATGACTATCACTATGAGGACAACATCATCATTAACCCACGTAAGGCTGGAATCCTCTTCCAGCAGGAGACTGGTGGCCCGAATAACAATCTCGTAAAGGGCATCTATATTCGAGGCAACCAAATCCTGCATGACAATACCGCGGGTACGGGTGAGTCAATTGCCTTCAAGCAGCAGGGCGGTGGTACACCTACCGGGAACGTCTACGAAGACATTTATGTCGAGGGCAACATGGTTCGCTCGGCACTTACCAGGAATCTCAACGAGATCTTCTTCTTCAATAGTCAGTCCGGTTTGGTATTCACTCGGGGTTATGTCAAGGGCAATATAGTCAAAGCGAATAGCTCTACCGAGTACGCAGTCCGCCTAGACAAGTGCCAGCGCTTCGATCTATCCGGCAACATCGTCGAAGGCACGCTCGGCTACGGCATTGCCACGAACCCGGTAGACCGGAGCCTCGTCTCGTTCAACCAAGTCAATGGAGCGTCGGTGACAGCATATCTGTACACCAACAACGGCACAGCCAACAATCTGAAGTTCGCTAACCGCACCGACGGCACCTGGAATGACATCTTGGCGGGAGTGGCGTTCTGAATGACCCTGCCCATACTCCTTCGTGACTATGACCTCGGCTGATGCGATACTCAGCCCGGTGGGTGCCTGATGTACCTCAAGACGGGAGATACCGCCCCGGCCTTCACGGCGGATCTGAACGCCAACATCACCGGGGCTTCCTCTGTCACGGTCCGATTCTCCAAGCTCAACGGGACCTTCGTGATGCTAAGGACACTGACCGTCACCGATGCCACAAACGGCATCGTGACCTACTCCTGGGTAGCAGCCAATGATGGAGCCCTGATCAACAACCCTGGGGCATACCGAGCTGACATCGCTGTGACCTTTGCTGGGGGTGCTATCGAGAGGTTCCCTCAGCGGTCCTACCTTGAGGTGGTCGTGAAGCAGGCGGTGCCAGCGGCATGATCCACCCCGTTGACCATTCACAAAGCTACAAGCAGCCACGACTTGACAGGGGGGTGTAGGACCACGGGAGTCCAGCGGTCCAAGCGGCAGCGGACATGTCTCTGCGGTACGGTCGGATGCCGAAGGCACCGCCGCCGTCGACCCAACAGGCCCGGCAGCTATGGCTCCGACCACCGAAGGCGGCGCCGGCTCATGCTGGCTGGACTGGCCAACGGTACCATCCTTGCCATCTGTGCTCGCTGTGGTGGAGGGCCTCGGCCTTGGGATCCTTGGGAAGCTGGCCACGTCATGGCCTTGGGTCAGGGACCGGAGATCAGGCCCGAGCATCGGTCGTGCAATCGAAGTCACGGTGCGAAACTCGGGATTGCGATTCGGAAAATGAATCGCGATTTTTTTTATTCACTCTCGGCGAGACCTATGCGCCGCCCGTACAAGAAAGTTTCGGCGTGAGCTACGACCTGCAATCCTTCGCCCGCTTCGCCCCGAAGCTGAAGCTAGAGGGCATGACGCCGCTCATCCTAGAGTCGTTTCAGCACCGTGAGATTCTCCGGGATCACTTCGGTCCTGCCATCGAGCTCGTTACAGTCATCCCCAAGAAGAACTACAAGACAACGACCCTGGCCGCCCTGGCCGTCTTCCACGTCCGAGAGGTCGGAGACGCCGAGGTCCCGATCCTGGCCTCTACGGCGAAACAGGCCGGCGTGATGTTCCGGCAAGCGGAGAAGATGATCCGCCGCTCGGGTGAAAAGGATCCTCGACGGAAGGACGTCTACCACCTCGACGGCTTCACCTACGAGGTCCGCCCCGGCTACAAGGAGATCCGCTGTATCGAGACTCGGGGTCTGATCCAGGTCCTCCCGGCCGAGGCTGGTGCTGTAGACGGTTTCATCCCTACCCTGGCTCTTATGGATGAACTCCATCGCCAGACTGATGGTGAGCTCTACGGTGTCCTCTCAGATGGGCTCGATGCCCGCGATGGACGCATGGTAACGATTTCCACTGCTGGGTCCGACGAGGGCTCCACCTTGGGCCTGATGCGCCAGCGCTTCCGGGATCTCGGGGGGGTCAAGCGAGGTCACCACCTCCGCGTTCAGGACGGCTCGGACGTCTATCACGAGTGGGCTTTGGATCCCGAGGACGATCCGGAGGACTTCCGGCACGTCAAGAGGGCGAATCCGGCCAAGGGCATGACGATTGCCAAGCTCCGGCGCCGACGACAGTCCAAGGGCATGACCATGGGCCGATGGCTCCGGTTCGCCTGCGGAATCTGGACGGCCGGCGAGGAACCCGAAATCCAGGCCAAGGAGTGGGACGCGCTCTACACCGACATTGGCCGGCTCCGGGATGGGGACCGGGTCTGGCTGGCCCCATCGGTGGGAGACAATGCCGCAATCGGCATCGCTTCGATTCGTCCAGAGGGTCGCATTGCAATTGGGGCCATAACGCTCGAAAAACGGGATGATCGCTCGCTTTACGTTGATGTCGAGCGGACTTGCCTTGAATTGGCGAAGAGATACAAAGTCATGGGGTTCATCGATCCAGGCCGGGGATTCATCCGCTCCGGGGATATCTTGGAGGCGGCTGGGATGGCCCGTGAGGAGGCGGTATGGTCCCCGCAACGCAAGATGGCCATAACCGGGACGTTCCTATCCATGCTTCGGGATGGCGCTCTGATGCACGATGGGGATCCTGTCCTCCGGGAGCATATCCTCAAGGTCACGCTCAGGGTGTCAGGCGGGGAGGAGTACATGGACGTCAACGCCTATGACCGCGCCGCAGTGGCGGTTGCGATGGCGACTCACTTCGCCTCGGCGAATGATGTCCCTGGACCGAAGATTCACGTCTACAAAGGGGCATAGATGGGATTCTGGGACTTCCTGACCGGCGGGGTGAACCAAGCGGGTGAGACGCCCAACGCCAACCCGCCGAGTTCGGTTGGGCCGGCGTCGGTCAGCGGTGACCCCGACGGCGTCGAGATCGTAGGAGACATAGTTGAGCCGCGGTCCCTGCCGACGTTCTACCCCTCGCCCTGGGCTGGTTGGCCGTCGGATTGGTCGACTCCCAACTGGGACTTCGGATCACGGTTCAACGAGCTCGTGGATGTCGCCTGGGGATGCCTGGATAAGAACTCCTCGGTGCTGTCCTCGATGCCGGTGGTCAGGGTCCGGGGTGGGCACGTCATGGAGCCGTTGTCATGGATGGTGAACCCAGACCCGACGATCTATTCCTCATGGCAGGAATTCGCCAAGCAACTGTTCTGGGACTTTCAACTCGGTGAGGTCTTTGTGATGAGGGTCGAGTCATTTGCCGACGGATTCCCCTCGCGCTTCCGGGTCGTCCCCGGCTGGGCGATTCATGTCGAGAGGGAGAGCCGTGGTCGGCGCTACCGCCTTGGTGGACTCACGGGTCCCGACGTGACCGAGGACATCCTGCACATCCGGTACAAGTCCACGACCGATGGCGCCCGTGGGGTCGGTGCGCTTGAGGCGGCCGGCGGGAGGATGCTCACGGCCGGTCTGCTGGCAAAGTTCACCCGTGAGGTCGTCGCGACTGGCGGCGTTCCCCTGAGGACGATCGAAACCGAACAGAGCTTGGACGATAACGAGGCGCAGGACCTGATCTCGCAGTACCTGGCGAGCCGGGTTCAGACGCCATCAGCCCCTTCGGTGTTTGATGGCGGGGCCAAGCTGGTGGATCATGCGGGGGTGTCTCCAAGGGATCTGACGATGCTGGAGATCAGCCAGTTCAATGAGTCTCGCATCGCGGTTCTCCTTGGCGTCCCGCCGGTCCTTGTCGGTCTCCCCTCGGGGGGTGATCCGATGACGTACTCGAACGTGACCATGCTCTTTGACTACCATGACCGTCAGATGCTTCGGCCGATGGATGTCCACGTCATGCACGCCCTCTCGTTCTGGGCGCTTCCT